ATAACAGGTATTGGGGAACTTCTGATTATAGTGATTTAGAATCTTTATTCTTTGCTATTAACAATAGAATGACGAGTATAGACAATATCCTAGATAAGCATAGCGACCCTATTCTTGCTGTCCCACCTGGGATATTAGACGAAGACGGAAATGTCAAGAAAGAAAAACTTGGTATGATTGAAATGCAGGAGGGAGAAGGCAAACCTGAATATATTGTATGGAATGCTAACTTAGATATTGCTTTTAAGCAGATTGATGAAATAGTTAAAATGATTTTCTTAATGGGAGAAATATCTCCTGATGTAGTTGGGTTAGATACAGGAAGAACAAGTGCTGAAAGTGGTAGGGCATTGAAAATGAGAATGTTAAGAACTCTTGCTAAAAAGAATAGGAAAGCATTATATTACGAATTAGGTATTCAGAAAGCGATTGAAATAGCGAGTATGTTTGCTAATAAGGGTGCTATGGTAGGTGATATCAAATACAGAGGCGAACCTATTATACCTACTGTTACTTTTGCTGATGGTGTTGTTGATGATAAGGTAGAGGAGATCCAGAATGAGTCACTAAAATTAGCAAGTGGTATTACATCTAAGATACACGCTATTAAAGTTATTGAAGATATGGATGATGACGAAGCAAAATCACTTCTTAAAGAAATCAAATCAGAGGACAAAAAAGATGCTGATATTTCAGAAGAAGCATTTCATTTAATGGCACGAACTAATGACAAACAAGGAGTTGGTGAGGAGAGTGAAGTTACTGAGTAGTATATTCACTAATTCAACTAAACAACTGACGGCAACCTTATTAGGTTTTGAAACTTTTACTATCGTAGAAAAGGAAAGAATATTAAGAGAATTAGACACCTATTTGAAAACACTTACAGACAAATCTAATAGTTGGTATGAAACAAATCTAAAAAGTGCATATAAAGATGGTGCTCACGATGTGATGGATTATCTGAAAAATCTTGGTGTTCAGAATATCATTTATACAAAAGATGATTACGATATAATGTCCCAGTTAATTGATAGTTCGCAAAGGTTTACACAAGAAGCAATCAGTGGTGTTAAAAGGAGTTCATCTAAGGTGTTAGACGAGTTTACCATTAAGAGATTACAACAGATGATATCTGATGATGTAAAAGACAGTGTATCACTTAGACAGTTAAAAGGGGAATTATTAGAATACTTACAAAAGAAAGGTGTTACCATAAAAGATTCTACTGGTAGGAGATGGCAGTTAGATAAATATGCAGAAATGATGGCAAGAACAGATATGATGAATTCATATAATCAGGGAGTTGCTAATCAGATACTTCATAGGAAAGGTGATTTAGCATATATAACAAGTTATGCAGGGTGTAAATGTGATGTATGTCTTAAATGGGAAGGACAGGTAGTAAGTATTTCTGGAACTGATCCTAAATATCCTAAACTAGATGACGCGTATGCTGACGGAGTATTCCACCCTAATTGTAAACATAGATTAAGACCATACTTAGAGGAGTTTACTGAAAAGAAAGAAAAGAATGATTTATTTGGTGATATCTATGAAACCCAGATGAAAGGATTAGAGAGTGAAGGATATAATAGGAAGTATATGGAGAGCATTTGACAAATATGTTATGAATATGTTACATTAAAGAATAGTTAATATATTATTTACTGTGAACGAGTTCGGACTCGCAAAAAACGACTCACAGTAAGAAGGAGTTATTATGAACAAACCTAACGATAATGCAACTCTTGAAGGAAATCAAGAAGTTGAATCCAAGGCAAAGGACACTTCTGCGGAGAAGCAAAACACCGAGAGTCAAGTTGTGGAGGATTTTACTTTATCTGATGAGCAGTGGGAGCAAGTTTTCAAACACCCTCGTTTTGCAAAACTAAATGAGGAGGCAAAGGAAGCGAAAGCAGAATTAGCAGAAATAAGAAAACAAGCCGACAAAGAACTTCAAGGGAAGTTAAAAGAGGAAGGTAAGTTCAAAGAACTCTTAGAGGAGAAGGAGAAAGAATTAGCAACTCTTACATCTACTCTGTATGAGTATAAACTGAACAATGAGGTAATGACTATTGCGACTAAACTCAAAGTAGTGGACACCGACGCAGTAGTTAAACTGATTGACAGGAGTAAACTCAAAACAGATAAGGAAGGGAACTATCTCAACCTAGAAGATGTAGTTACTGATTTGATAACTCAAAAACCTTACTTAGCAGGTGGTATTGCTGATGTTCGCTCAAACATAGGCAGTAACGCAAATGCGACTACCGAATCACAAAGTGGAGATTTTGTTATTACGAAATCCGAACTTAGAGCAAAATTACAGGACCATAAATGGTATATAGAAAATAAAGATAATGTTGCTCAATGGGAGAAGGAAGGTAGAATAGATTACAGTAGATAATTTTAGATTAAAAGAAAATGGCATACAGCTCAATTAACACGACCCAAGCCGACTCTTTTATTCCAGAGGTATGGTTAAATGAGGCAATAACAGCAATGCGTTCTTATTTGAATCTTGCTAAAACAGTAAGACGAGATATGGATTCATCTGTTGGAAGATATGGAGATACGATTCATATTCCTAAAACAGGGGCATTGACAGTTAATCCTAAGGTGACCAATACTGAGGTAACAAGACAAGCACCTGCTGATGATGAAGTATCAGTTGTATTAGATACTCACAATGAGGTTACTTTCCTTGTTGAAGATGTCGCAAGGGCACAAGCATATCAGGATATTAGAAGTTTATATATTAAAGACGCAGTAATCGCACTCGCAGAATCTTTGGAATCAGACATTGCAGCAGAATATCTAAATGCTGGTGATGAAGAAGATTTTGATGACACTTCTGATTCAACAGTAGAGAGTTCTCTATTAGCAATCAGAAAGTTCTTTGTAGACGCAAAAGTTCCTATGTTGGAACCTAGATTACTTTATGCAAGTCCTTCATTAGTAAATGTTCTACTTGGAGTAGATAAGTTTACAAAAGCAAATGAATATGGTTCTAGCAGACCTCTTGTAGAGGGTGCTATTGGAGATATATTTGGAATTCAAGTATTTGAATCACAATTAGTCCCATCTGTTGGATCACCAGCAGTAGAGCATAATCTTGCTTATACGAAAGACGCAATCGCACTTGTAATGAGAAGTTTACCAACTGATGGTAATGGCGAAGGAGTCATACAGTCAGTAGTAACTGACCCTGAGAGTGGCGTTTCTATGAGATTGACATCTAGTTATGACGCTAATGCACTTGGAAGACAAGTAACATTAGATATGTTATATGGTATTAAAACAGTAAGACCTGAATTCTTACTTGATGTAACATTAGATTAACAGATGAGGGAATATTAAGAGCACATATAGGGGAGTAATATCCCCTATTGTGTTTTTAGAATAATATATGTAATATTAAGTATGGCACTATTAGTTAATCTTAAAGGTAGAGTAGTAGAGGTTGATGAGCAGAGACGAATTGATAAACTAATAAGTCAAGGATTTGAATTAGCTTCTAAACAACAAGAGAGGACATACAATAGAAGCAGGAATAGGAAACCTATTGTTGTAAGAGGTGGTGGAGTATTTTTCAGAAAGAACAATCAGAACCCTCACGGCTATGGACAATCAACTGAGCCGTTAATCAATTCACTAGAATCTGCTGGTATTCCTGTAACACACGAATATTCAGGACAAAGTGTTGGATTAGTGTATTCATACCCTCACGCATTAAAGAGTTTAGAAACAGAAAAGAAAGTTCTGTATTCTATGTTTGAATCAACAAGTATTGATCCAGAGTGGGTTGAGTATCTTAAAATGGCGGATAAGATATTTGTTCCTAGTAAGTTTTGTCAGAAATCATTTGCGACAAGAGGAATAGAATCAGAAGTTATTCCACTAGGTTACAATGATGAGGAGTTTTACTACAAAGAAAAACAAGATGACGGAGTGTTTACTTTCACTATGTATAACGCATTTGACCAACGCAAAGGTTGGGATATTTTGTTTGGTGCTTTTACAGAGGAGTTTGGTCAGCAATCAGATGTTAAGCTAATTCTAAAAAGTGTTGTTAAGAAACTTCCTTTTCCTATTATCAGAAGTCAATATCCGAACATAGAAGTTGTATTAGGAAACTATACACCTTTTGAATTAAGAGAATTGCTTTGGAAAACAGATTGTTTTGTATTTCCTAGTCGTGGAGAGGGATTTGGATTAACACCATTAGAAGCACTCGCTTGTGGAACTACATCAATAATACCTAATGCTAGTGGTATGAGTGAGTATTTCAATGAAAAGTATTTTATAGAATTAGAAATTGAAGGATTACGACCTGCTATATACGAACACTTTGATATTAGAGTTGTTGGTGAAATGGTTGAACCTAGTAAAAAGGATCTAAGGAAAAAATTAAGATGGGCATATGAGAATAGGGAGAAGTGCTGGGAAATGGGTAGAAAGGGTGCTGAATGGGTTAGGAGGGAGTATCCAATTAAGAGGACAGGTATTAGGTTGGCAAAAAGGTTAATGGAAATGGGGGTTGAGTTAGGAAAGAGGGATGTTACGATTATGAATCCTAAACAAGAGAGAAAATCGGTCGCCTTTTTTTTGAAGAATAGGAATATGTATTCTGGTGGGAGGATATTTGTATATCAGATTTTACACGGATTATGTGAGTTAGGTTATGATATTACTATTTATACTAATATGAATCCCCCTTGGGAAGATGAGTTGAAATGGAATAAGAGGTATAAAACTGTGTTATTGGATAGTGCAGAAGATATTAAGAGTTTAAGTGTAGATGCAGATATTTATATGGGTGCAGTAGTAGAGGGGAATATCGCCTGTGCGAGAAATGGTATTAGAACTGGGAAACCTGCTTATTGTTTTATATTTGACCCTATTCCTATGATAGAGGAATACGACCCTGATGTTAATAGAATAAGTAGTGAGATTGAGGGGTATTATGAAGTGGATAATTTAGTTAAGGATACGAATATTAAGTTGGTGTTTTTAACTGAATTTGCTAGGGAGAAAAGTATTGATTATTATGGAGGGAATGACTCGTATATATTACAACCTTGTGTGAATGATATTGTAGCAGATGAGTATAAAAATGATAGGGAGAATATTGTTATTGCTAGTGCTACAACAGGAGAAAGGGATAAGGGTTTTGAAAGGGCGTTGAAGGTGTTTAGTTTAAGTCCTGATGATTGGAAGTATCATATATTTACGAGTTCTATGAGTTCTGAATTAGAGAAGTGGATTAAGAAGTATAATTTAGAAGGTAGGGTAATTCCTCATTATGATAAGGGTGATGATGAGAAGTATGAAATGTATTCTAGGGCGAAGGTAATGTTTTGTCCTAGTCCATACGAGGGATATGGTATGTGGTTGGCAGAAGGTAGGTATATGGGATTAGAGTGTGTGATTATGGATAGTGGTGCTTTAAGAGAGGTGGCAGGAAATGATAAACATATACATATAGCAAAGAGGGATGACGAATTGGATTTAGCAAAGAAATTGAAAAAAGCAATGAGTGTTGATAAGTTTGTTAGTAGAAAAAAGGAGTTTAGATTTGAAAGTTTAGTAGATAATTTGAAAAAATTACTTGAATGAATATAGGGTATGTGCTTTATGATTATCCGTTACCTAGTGAAACTTGGATACCTTTGGAAATAGAAGAATTAACTATGCGAGGACATAATGTGAAAGTTCATAGATTACAATATCCTTATATGGATTTGTCTGATTGTGATTTTATACTTTCACACTTTGCACATATTGCATTAAAGGCGTCTACTTTTGGGAAACCTTTTGGATTTGTTGCACACGCCTGGGATATATGGACTGATGATGGAGAAAAGTTCAGAGAAGTTATTAAGCAACCGAATTGTAAGTTTGTAGGATATATTTCAAGTTATCATAAGAAAAAGTTTATTGAGTGGGGTGTTCCAGAAGACAAATTAGTATTTTGGGGTGCTAGTATTGATATAGACAGATTGAAACGAACAAGAACAATGGGAGGTAAAATAGTTTGTGGTGGAAGATTTGTTGAAAAGAAAGGATTAGATACAGCAATAAAAGCAGTTCCTAATATAACTGTGTTTGGAGATGGAGAATTAGCACCTAAACTGAAAGCAATATCTAGTAGAGCAGAGTTTGTTGGTTGGTTGGATAGAGATGAAATGAAAGAACTATTGGAAAAATCTTGGTTGTTAATAGCACCTTCAAGAGTAACAAAGAGTGGTGATACAGAAGGTATTTCAACACTTGTATTGGAAGCATTATGTATGGGATTACAAGTAATAACAACTAAGGTAGCAGGTCATATTGATTTAGTAGAGTTCGGAGATAGAGTTCACTTTGTCAAACCTGATGATGTTGAGGGGATTAGAGGGTTAGTAGACACATTACCACACACATTTGATTTGAGAGCAAGAAGTGTAATCGCACAGGAAAGAAGTCCTAAGGCGATAATAGATAACTTGGAAAATAAAATATATGAAGTGGTTAATTAGATTGCTAGGTGTTTTAGTATTTGTTCTGATTACTGTAATGATTACTACTGCTGTTGGAGAGGTTTGTTCCAGAACACAGATTACAGAAACAACTTTAAAAGAAATAACAAAAGAAGCAGTTGTTGTTGTTCCTAAACCTGTTGTTGAAAAGAAAGAAAAAGTATTAAGAGATTTAGCAGAAACTAAACTAAAAGATTTACTTAATACAGGATATTGGAGTCATACGAATAGTAATGGTTGTGACTTTAAGTGTAGGACAGACGGATTCAATTATAGTTGGATTGGAGAAAACTTATATAAAGGACCTTGTAATATTGAATATGCTATGGAACTTTGGAAAGGATCACCTACTCACAATGAAAACTTACAACATAAATATACAGAGGAAGTT